GCTGCTAAGTATTTAGCGGATAAAGGCTATGCTGTCTTAAATAAGAGAGGTAGACCTTCTTCTGAAGAGGTAGAAAGAGAATTAAGAGTTCAAGCTGGTGCTTCTAAAGAACTAGAAGATGATATGGCACTACTTAAGTCATCTCTAAAACCATTTGTAGAAAGCTAAATAATAAGGGGGAGAATTATCTCCCCCTAAAGGAATTTTATGGCATTAGTAGAACGTGTAACACATGAAGATTTATTATTGTATGAGATACTTAGAAATCCAATACTTTGCACAGAGTTCCTAGAGAACTTTGATAAATTACCTACAGAAGAACCATTTGAATTAACTTGGTATCAAAAAGATATTCTAGGAGATTTCAATAGTTACATTTCTATAATTGCTGGACGTTCAGCAGGTAAAACAGTTTCTCTAGTTTCTATTATTCGTTGGATCTTAATTTATAAAGTATTTCCTACGGATTATATTGTTTACTTGGTTCCGAGTAAGGTGCATCTTGAACCGGTGTGGTCAGGCTTGGTTAGAACATTTAGATCGAATACACTTCTAAAACATTTCATTGCTCCTAATTCTGGTATCAATTCAAGCGACTTTAAAATAACCCTGCTAAATCAATCCGTGCTGTTATGTCGTATTGCTGGTCAAACCGGTACAGGCGTTAGCGTCATCGGTCTACACACACCATTCTTTATGGTAGACGAAAGTGGTTATCAGCCTTGGGGATCATGGATTGAACTTCAGCCAACAATCAATACCTTTACTCCTGGATTTAGATTGATGGTATCGGGCGTTCCAGATGGGCGTAGAGAGAATTCTGTTTGCTATCATTGTGACCAAGAGAACTCTAGTTATTCCAAACATAGAATAAGCTCCGATATGAACCCTCGTCTAACAGAGGATGATCGACAACGAGCAGTTGAACAATACGGTGGGGATGACTCAGACGATTTCATTCACCTGTGGAAAGCTCAACACGGCAAACCTGTTTTCGCATTATTTGATAGAAACTCTTTCGCTTTTAATAGTGATCCGGTGTACAAGCTAGTACTTAATGGTATTCAACTAGCTGATAATATTTCCGAGTATGTTTCTAGGGTGAGACTATTTCCAGGATTACCGGACAGAAGTGATCCAGTTATTATGGGAGTAGACCTAGGTTATACTGAACCAACTGCAATTGTTATTTTATATTTAGATCGTTTGGGAAGATTGCGCTTTCATGGTAGGATTAGATTAGAAAAGGTTTCATTCCCTGTTCAAAAAGGTTTCATTGATGAGCTAGATTCTAAATTCAATCCTGTTATTATTGGCGTTGACCGGGGTGGTGTTGGTATTCCAGTGACACAAGACTTGCTAGAGAACCTAGACTACGCACACAAGGACTACCAAAAAAGATTGATACCGATTGATTTTTCTTCATCGTTAGTTATTGGTATTGATACAGAGGGTAATGAAATAAAATCTAAAACAAAGCCGTTTGCTACTTCAATTCTACAAGAGTACGCAAACAATCACAAGCTAGTCTTTACCCATACAGATCTTGAAATGGTATCAGAACTAGAAAGAATGACCTATACAAAAACTCCTACGGGAGACATTGTATATAGAACGATGACAAACAAAGGTGGTAAAAAAGGCGAAGACCACTTTACTTCTGCATTACTATGTGCAGTATTAGCCTACTATCTCAAAAACGATTTTATGTCTTATAAGCCTCAAACGGTAAGGCTTGCAAGACCTGGCTGGTTTTAAACTATGGAAATCAAAGCACAATCAGAATCTAATGTACAAGATCCAAATGCACAGCAGTTTATTACGTTAGCAAAAGCTGCTATTAATACATTGAGTGGTGGAACAGCGTCAAACCCCTGGACACCATCTGATGTAGATAAACTTGAGATTGATACTCCTGATTATGTTAAACTTATCAAGGCTTGTAGATTCTTCTACAAGAAAGATCCACTCGTTTCTTCTACAATAAACAAGCTAGTAGAAGTTGGTATCAACAAACTTGAGTTTAATAAAAACGGTTTATCAGAAAACGAATTCAGAATTTTCACTTCTATGAAAGATATGCTAGAAGAATTTGCTGAAGTCATGGCGCTAGAATTTTTAATTTCTGGTTTGGTTGTACCAGAAATTAAATATGCTAGGGCAGATAAGAATACAATAAAACAATTAGGTATCAAGAAGTACGATACTCTAATTCTACCTGCTACTATGTTTATTAGAGATCCAGAAACGATCAAGATTAAACAGAGTCCATTTGCAGACAAGCCATCTTATTTCCTAAAAATTCCAGCAGAACTTATTTACTTTATTATGAATAATGGTAAGTACTCTGATGGTACACAGGATAAGCAGGCTTGGGAAATGTTACTTGCACTTTATCCAGAGTTTGTAGCACTCGTAAGAAGTGGAAAGAAAGAAATTCCAATAGAAGATGATCATCTAATATTCCGCAGAAAGGTACAACCAAATGATCCATATCCAGTTCCTTATTTATCCGCTGCTCTAGAATCTCTAAAGCACAAAAGAAATCTAAGAAGAATGGATTATGCAATTGCCTCTAGAGTTATTGGAGCAATTCAACTATTCAAACTAGGGAGTGATGAATTCCCTGTTACAGAAGATAATGCTGAAGATCAGTTTGGTGCTATCAAAGATCAAATGCTTTGGCGTGATTATTCTGGAAAAGATATAGAAAGAATTTTCCAATTGTTTGCTAACCATACACTAAACATTGAGTGGGTTGTTCCAGACACACAGGCAATGCTAGATGAACAAAAATACATCAGCGTAAATCAGGACATTATCTATGCACTTGGTTTTCCAAGAGTATTGATTACTGGTGAAGCTGAAAAGACAGGTACCAGTGATCCTCAGTATGCCATGATGAGTCCATCTAGAACTATGGAGAACTTTAGAAAGCGCGTACTAGATGTACTACAGGATATTGTAGATCAGGTAGCCGAACAGAATAAACTAAAGTCTTCTCCTGAACTTAAGTTCAAGCCTCTAACTCTATTCGATCACGCTACACTTCTAAAGAGTCTAGCCGATCTATACAATGCTGGTAATATTTCTAGACATACCTACGCTTCTGAACTTGGCTACAATTGGGATGACGAAGCAGAACTTAGAAAGGCAGAACAAGAAAAGATTACTGAGATGGGTATTGATGCTTTTGCTCCAAGACCATTTAGCAATCAACCTGGGCAAGAAGGCGGAGAGCAAGGTCCAAAAGATGCTGCTCCTGATAAGACTAATAAATCAAAGCCTAGTAACGTAAATAACAATTCCAATAACAAGAATGGTGACAATTAATGTAATATTGGGTCATTATTTTAGTTTTATGGTATAATATTAATATATAATGATGAAACAATCATTTTATAGAGGTATAATGGACAGTGTAAATTTTGACATTAAAGAATTCGAATTTGTTACCGATGGAGATGGCGAGGGGGAAGCTTTTGCTTCCGTCTCCTTGAACCCCACCTTCCGTTGGTGCAAGTTCGTACTAACAGATGATTTACCAAATGCTAATAGACAACGAATTCCGCAAGAGGAGTTTGATAATCTTATTAGAACAGGCATTAATGCTCCAATCAAAATGGCCGCAGGAGAGATCAAGCAAGGCCACGATAACTCCATCCCGCTAGGAGTTATCACCCACCTAAAGAGAGAAAACAATTATGTGAAGGGGTTGGCTGCATTATGGTCGCTCGAAAGGCCGGAGGACGTTGAACTAATCAAGCAACGTTATGACGAAGGCAAGCCATTAAATCTTTCTTGGGAAGTTCTTTATAGTGATGCTGAAGTAGATGAAAGTGGCGTAACTGCTCTGCGCAATACTGCTCTAAGGGCTACTACTTTTGTAGGTATGCCTGCATATGCTGGAAGAACACCTATCCTAGAAGTTGCTTCAGTCAAGGAGGGAACCCAGGAGGAAACAGATTCTAATTTGGAGGATACTAAGTTGGAAGAACTAGAACAACTAAAGGCGCAGGTTGAAGAACTAACCGCCTCGCTTGCTCAGAAGTCTAGTGAACTTGATGAACTAAAGGCGCAATTTGATGCTATCAATGCTGAAAAAGAAACCTTAGCTGCGTTCAAGAAACAGATTGATGATGCAAAAGCTGAGGAAGAAAAGTTCTCTGCAATTAAAGTTAAATTTCAAGAAGCAGGTTTAGAAAGAACAGAAGATTATTTCTCTGGCAATCGTGATAAATTACTAGCCCTCGATGAAGGCGCACTTGAATTCATGATCCAAGATCTAGTTGCTTTTGCCGCTTCACAGAAGGTTGCTGAAAGTAAATCTTCAGTGATCCTTCCCCCACTCAGTAATAACAATGACAAGATTGATCCAAAAGATCTTGGTCGAAGACTTCGCAATAGATAATAGGAGTTTAAAATAAATGGAGATCAATAAAGTTAATGGCGACATCAAAGGTGTCGTGCTAACTCAAGATATTGTTGAAGGGCGCTTTGTATGTCTAACCAGCCACAGTTTCAATGCTGACTTCGGTTCTCAGACCGACCTACCAGGCGTAAAGCTTCCTACCACAGCAGATGAAGCTAAGCGCGCTCGTTTCATTCTAACCTGGGCAGTAGACAATCGCACACCCCCATACTACAATCCTCAACCAGCTTATGCTTGGTCACTAAGACGCGGTGGATTTGGTGGAGCAGCTAATGTTCCATTCTCCGCAACTGTTTGGCTAACCTATCCTGGCTATCAGGACGGTGTAACAATTCCTTCCGGTACCTCAGCTCTAGCTTTTGGTGCTGGAACATTTACTGTACCATCCGGTGCATATGTTTATAACGCCAGCCTACAGACTCCAGGGGCAGCCCTCGCAGTTTCGTACTCGGGCGCTTACGCAGGTATGTTGGAATATACAGCCACTTGGGATGCTTCCGTTGTTGTAGCAGTTGTTGATGAATACAATAGCTCAACCGGGGATTTGACTGTTTCAACCAGAGAGTTCTAATAAATAAGTGGAGGCTTTTTAAAACATGGATGCTGAACTAAAGCAATCAGTTGCTTCTCTAATGAAAGATGCAAAACAGAGAGAAGCTTTTTCTGAAATGATGGTTGAATATATCGACCCTCAGCACATTACTACAGACTTTGTAGGTCTACTTCTAAATGCACGCGCTATGAAACCCGGTGACTCACTTGTGAAGAAAGTTCGCAAGGGCATTAGAGTTCACACTCTAGTTCCTGGATCGATCCCACTATCCAGTGAAATCACTGTGTCAGAACGCATGAACTACATTCTCGATGGTAGCATCGTGAGTGTAACTGCTAATGAATGGGAACTACAATCAGGTGAACTTGGCACCGTTGATAGCATTCGCAATGAAATGCAAGCTAAGCTACGTGACCACTTCATGAATAAAGTATTCACCGCCCTAACCACAATCTGGACCGCTGTGAATACTCCTAGTAACTTTACCAATATCGGTTCCTCAGTAACCAAGACAGCGCTTGATGATATGATTGAACACATCAATCAGACTACACCAGGGGCTAAGGCTATTGTTGGTACTCGCGCTGCTCTACAGCCCATCATGGCATTTGTTGGTTGGGATAGTTTCTCATCGACCAATGCAATGATTGATGGTATTGCTGAAGAACTCCGCAGAACCGGTTGGGTTGGTCAATATCTTGGTGTACCACTAGTGGTAGTTCGCCAGGAATATGACAATCCAGAAGATTACAACAAACTAATTCCAGAAGACAAGATCCTAGTTATTGGCGAAAATGTTGGTGAATTTGTCACCTTCGGTGGACCACAGGCAAGTGAATGGACTGATCCAAAACCAGTTCCTCCACAGTGGTACTTCCGCCTCTACCAGCAATATGGTATGATTATCGACAATGCTCAGGGTATTGGTGTTCTAAAGGTTGCATAATTTATTTCGGTAAGTTTGAAAAGGGGCGGGTATTTTTTGAAAACGCCCGCCCCTTTTTATTTTAAATAAAAGAAAGGAATTTTCTAAGGTATGAATAAACAATATGATCCAGAAGTTTTCTCTGCTATGCAAACTGGTGATCCAGTAGCTACATATCAGAAAACTATTTTGGCAAAGGTTAGTATTTTGGTTTTGAATCCATTTACAGGCGCACCAGAAGAACTACTCTTATACGGTAAACCTGGGGAAGAAGAATCAATTATTAGAACTTGGTCAGTAGCGGAAGATGTTTTCTTCAAGCGAATGAATAAAAGACATTTTACTAGTGGCGTTATTATCAAGAAAGAATCAACTCAGGTAGTGGAAGAAACCACTTCTCTGGAACAATCTAGTGATGAAGATCTACTAAAAGTTGTGAACAGTAAATTCTATGCCCTTCAAAGTGTTCTAAATAAAACTGAATCAGAAGCACTAGTAAATAGAATTCTGACTATTGCCAGGGAACAGGAAAAATCTGAGAAAATTATTAAAGCAATTGAAACTCGCTTGGCTGAGATTCAGTCTGCTCAACTCCCTTCAATGGAATAATAGATAAATGGCAACTACGACACTAGATTACCTAATACCAGAATTGAGACTTAAGATAGGAGACTTTACTGAACCCTATCGCTATTTGGATCAATGGTTAATTGTGGCATTGAATCTTGGCGCTAAAAAACTTCAACGGTATAACAAATCGAAATACCTAATTGATTCAAGTAATCTAGTTTCAAGAAATCCAAATAGTTTAATGTTTAGCACAGATGAAGCTACTGAGGGAGTAATTGAAAAGAAGGATGAATATATTTTTATTGTTATGGCAGCCTTTATTATTCTAGAAGGATCTTTAGAGAATTCTGCCTGGACAACAACTTCTTGGAGAGACGCAGAAATTAGTTTCAGTAACTTAGAATCTGGAAGACTAAAAGAAGGTGGGCTAGAAAGAATGATGAAAGAATTAGATGATCTTCTACTAGCTCCTACAAAACGTTTAGCTACTCCTGAGAAACAATCTCTCCCAGGATATTTGAATAACGATTACGAGAGAACAGGAGATTATTAATATGCAATTAAGTGGTCAAATTACAGTTTTACAAACTTCCACTAAAGGACCAGACGTTAGTGGAAATATGTTCTTACTAAAGCCACACCCATCCAATACTGTAACTGTGTGGGTTGGTAATGTGGATAATGTTGTTACATCTGGCAATGGCTATCCAATAGCTTATGATGCTTCACCAATCATAGTACAAATAACTAATTTAGAGAGTTTATATTTTCTAAGTGGGAGTACAGGACAAAAGATTTGTTGGCTAATATTGGAGTAAAATAGTATGAACAAGAAACGCTTACTACCAATAGTAGCTAATAATATACTAACAACAACTCCGATCAGTTGGTTGTTACGAGATGAATTTTTAACTAATCTACCGGCAAGTGGTATAAATAATACACCAGCAGAGCCGGGACCAGGAACAAGAACTGTCATTGATACTAATAATATAATTAGTATAAATTCAGGAAACTTAATTATTAATGGAACTTCGGCGGCAGGTGATAGATTTTACTTGGATGGGATTACACGAACAGCAGGAAGAATTTTATTCTTTACCGTACCAGTAAATACTAGTCATGCTACTAATAGCACAGATACAATTGGTTGGGCAAATGCTACTGCTGCGGGGTCAGTGGGGCACGCAATTGACACATCAACTGCATCAGGAAATTTTGTTGCAAGAGATAATGGTACTGCTGCGGGTCCGGTTATGATTTCCCAAGCACTTCCTTGGAAAATTGCTATTGTACTGAGAAGTTCCGGTGCATTTTGGTTTTATAAAGGCGAATCAACAGGCAATAAGTGGGTCTTTCTTTGGTTATCTTCGCTAAACAACAGCGCAACAATGTATCCAAAAATAAATATGAGCGCTGCCAATGCAAAAAATTGGCAAGCAGGTTATTTTAGAGTTCCACTTAATGTGTGGCTACCAACCCCACTTGCATCTGATTCCTTTAATCGCTCTAACGGTGCATTGGGTAGTACAGATGGTGCGGCACATGCAGAGGCAAATGGTGGTGGTGGGTTGGCGTGGACAGGAGGTTCAACTTGGTCTATCAGCGGGAATAAGGTAATAAATACCCCCACACAAGGGATCGACACAGTTCTAAACGGAGGAATGGAAGATGGTGATCCTCCTACAAGTTGGGTCGCACTAAATACCCCCGTAACCCACGAAAGATCGAATGTACAGGCGCACAGTGGTTCTTATAGTGTACATGTTGTTACAGATGGCAACAGTGAAGGAACCCTTCAAGCTAATGTAACCCCCACTCAAAAGACTTGGTATTATTTTTCTTTATGGATGTACCGCGTTAATGGTTATACTTACACAACCGCTGGTAATTATAATTTCTTGAGTCCAACATTAAATACATGGGTAAATTTAAGGGGAGTTTTTAATAGTGGAACCTCGGTCAACTTTGGTGTTGGCAATGACGGAACAACCACTGGTGAAATGTATATAGATGATGTGGTTGTAAAACCTCTCAATATAGCTGAACTGTTTTCGGGTCTAGTTACCGGATCTTCGGATGTTATTTCTGATGTAAATATAACTATTGCAAATACATCTCAAACACACTACCCAACCGGAATGGTTTTATGCTTGGACAATCCAAATAATCCGCTGAATTATATTGTTGCCTATGTTGGTGGCGACTCTGCTGGTGGAAGCTCTGCGACTCTTGCAAAATGCATAGATGGCGTAATAACCAACTTGGTTAATGGTGCCATTACTCCTGTTGCCAATGCCACTTTAAGAGTTATTAAAAACGGACAAAACATATCTATTTATTATAACAGTGTCATAGTGGGAACGGTTCAAACTGTTGGCGACAATGCGATTATAAACAATAAAATTCATGGAATGTTTGCGACTCATCCAGATAACTCCCTAGATAGCTACGCTTGTTGGGCAATCGGAAGCGAAGGGCAATATTCTCTACTTGATAAATACACAAAATAAGGGATTTTTATTATGCCAAAATGTTTGATGGTTTTACCGTTCTCAAATGGAAATATTTCCACTGATTTATCTAGGGTGGCAAGTTGGGTGATTGGCAGTTATGCTCCTCCCCCCGCTGGAACAGCGCCATATGTTTTAGTTTGGCTAGATGCCGATCAAACAGTAATTAATACCCTAACGGCAAGGACAGACTGTTTGTTTATCTGCAATAGAAATGATGATGGATCGTTTGAAACCGCCAATATAATGGCAACGGCAAGAAACGCTGTAAGAACGAAGATAGCCAACATGGGCTTTACTGGTTCTCAATATGGTCTTCTCAATGCCGCAATTCAATCAAGTCAAAATAGAACGGAGTTAGCTTACGCGCTTGCAACAAAAGCATTTTTTAGAGATGCAGATAAAACTCCTATGACACAAGAAGATGTTATGGGAACAAGACAAGGATAATAATGGATTGGTTAACTTTATTAAATGTTATTATTTTAATTTTATCGGACGAAAGCAAGCACTTCTTATTGGCCTTATTTTCGGGGCTGTTGGGGTACTGCTTGACTTCGATCATGTTGTTTGCGCCCTATTGGGTTTATCTCCGTTTGACCCGCAAAGTGGAAGTTTCGGCTGTCGTTTATTTCATGCTATTTATAGCGACGCTAGCTGGTATTTGCTTTGCGGTACAATCGCATATTTACTTGGATGGTTTATCTACATGGCTTACAAAACCATTAGGACCAGGACTTAATATTATACAGTAACGAAAGGATTAAATAATGGATAAAAGAATAAAGGTTTTATTTTGGGGTGATGGTGTTATTGAAACAGGGTTTGCAAGGGTATTACACTCAATCGCAAAATACTTACCCCAGGAGAAGTTTAATATTTCTTGGTTAGCGGTTAATTACTTTGGTGATCCTCACCCATATCATAATCTTAGGATTTATCCTGCTTCTTTGAAGGGGGATATTTATGGGCTGAAAAGAATTCCAGATCTAATTAATATTGAAAAGCCGGATGTTATTTTTATTCTAAATGATGCGTGGGTACAACATCCCATGCTCGATGCGATTAAACAAGCTTATGGTAATAATCCGCTGCCAAAAATTGTAAGCTATATTCCAGTAGATGCAAAAGATCATGATCCAGATTGGTATGCTAATTTTGATATTGTAACTCATCCGGTTGCATATACAGAATTTGGTAAAATTGAAATAATAAAGGCACGGCCTGATCTTGAGAATAAAATAAAGGTTATTAATCACGGGGTTGATTTGTCAGTATTTCACCCACTAAAGGATTCTAAAGAACAGGTCAAGAAAACAATTTTCCCTAACAGACCTGATTTTTATCAAGATAGCTTCATTGTTCTAAATGCGAATCGCAACCAACCTCGCAAGAGAATTGATATTACGATGGAAGCGTTCAAGCTATTCGCTGAGGGAAAACCACTAAACGTAAAACTATACTTACACATGGGAGTTCAAGACTCTCATATAAACATTAGTAAGATGGCTAGTAGATTGGGTCTAGCAGATAGATTGATTATTACTAGCCTTAGAAACGGTGTACAAACTGTAACCACTGAAAGGCTGAACCTAATTTATAATGCTACCGATGTGGGCATAAACACAGGTCTAGGTGAAGGATGGGGATTAGTAAATATGGAACACGCAGTAACGGGCGCACCACAAGTTGTGGCAGATAGTAGCGCCCTACAAGAACTTTATTATGATTGCGGCCTAACTATTCCAACTACCATGAGCTACACTCTAGATAATATTATGACCACTGGTATGCTTGTAAAACCAGAGGACACCGCTGAAAAGCTACAAATTCTATACGAAGACAAAGAGCTTTATAAGACATTATCAAAGCGCGGCGCAGCTAAGTTTTCTTCTCCTGAATATTCTTGGAGAGAAATTGCAAAACAGTGGGCAACTTTATTTGAGGTATAAATAATGCTTATTACCTTCCCTACAAACACTACAGAAGTGATCGATGCTATTCGCTCCGCAATTGGTAGAGAAGTCACCTTTTACGCTGAGTATAGTGTTCCTTGTTCGGCATGTACGCTAGATCCTGTCACTAATACTTCTACTAACTCTTTCTGTCTTGTGTGTTCGGGAGAAGGTTATGTTATTACTTACTCCGGTACGACACTCACTGGTCATGTGACACATTATCCATCAGAGATAATGCAATGGTCTACAGGGGGCCAGTACATTGAGGGAGATTGCAGAGTTCAAATTAAATACACCCCGGCTAATATTACCGTAGTTGATACGGCTTCCTATGCAATAATTGATGGAAAGAAATTCGATGTTAGAAAAAAAATCATGCGGGGGTTTAGGGAACTAAACAGGATCTTAATTGATCTTATTCAAAGACAATAAGAAAGGATTATATAATGGAATTCAAAATGGTTCAGAATGTTGAGACTGTAGATCTTATTCAGTTCATCAACAGGAAAAAGAAATTGCACCAGAGACTTCTTCTAAATGCTTTAGAGGAAGCTTTGGATGTGGGTTCACCAGAATACAAATTTTTGAGAAAGATTATCCTAGATAATACAAATGATTTTTCTAGATCGGTTGTAAGAACTATCTTTGGAGATTCTTTCGAGGGACTGATTAAGTAATATGTACAATGAATATATCCAAGCCATAAAAGATGATATAGCTGGATTGACTAGATTGAAAGACGCGGTAAGATATTTGAGTGCAGAGTATGAAAATCTACGGAGACTAGAAGAAAGTCTAAGTCAAAATGTTCAGCAGCAAGATGCCGCTTATCTAGCTTTAAAATCTGTTGAGCAGATGGCTATGGATATACTAGTTGAAGAAGGTATGGATGCTCTTGTCAAAACAAAAGAGTTTGATGTTCCTGTATTTAGACGAGGTTTTTTACAAGCACTACGAGATCCAGAAAATATAAGATTTAGAGTTTCCCAATCCGGGGCACTAATCGTAAGAATTACAATGAGATCTGCTGGTGACTTAGAAGATTATGCTGCCGCTATTGATAGTACTAGAGAGGATATGAGGATAAGTATTTACGGAAAAAGACCTCTACCGCCAGCATTAGCGTCTAAGATGTGGAAAGAAAAATATTACCAACCCGCTAGGGAAGGGACCACAGTTCCAATACCTAAAAAGAAAAAGAGCAAAACCGGAAGAACTAGAAAAGGTAAAGAAAGAAAAGACAAGACAGCAGAATATATTCGACAGTATTGGCAAACGATTGAAAGCAGAGCCGCCCGTTTTATGGGACTAGCTCCTTATTGGAGATTAATAAACGAAGGTACGCAACCTTTGAATAGTGATAGGGGCGGGAAACCATATCCTAGGATAAGAGCTACCAGGTTTATTGAGAGAACAATAAAACGCTTGAAGGAGCTTTATAATCAAGAGTTTAGAGAAGCTAATGAGAAGATTAGGGACTTACAAGAAACTAGAAGAAAAGTTATTAGTGCATCAAGATACTGTGAGCAAAGATTAGCCAAACTAGAAAGCATTTTAGAGAACAGACCTAAGAGAGTTGGAAGACGTGAAGCAGCTTCCAGAATCGTTTCTGACGATGAACTTAGGGAGTTCGTTGAACAAGAACTAGAAAGACAGCTTGGTTCTAGAATGAGTTTTGCTGACGCGGAAAGAATGAACAATCTTGTATATAACATTCTCAATAATTTGGAGGGACCAATAAAATTTGAATTAACTCAAACAGGTTCACCAGAAAGAGTTAGAGTTAGATACAGGGAATTACTTAATATCGTCAGAGAATTTAGGAGTCGACGTAGATAATGTGGCAAGAACGATTGGAAGATCTATCCGTATATTATTGGTTAAAGGATAAATTCTCTGCTTATTCCTTTATAACAATTGTTGATGGTTATCCTGAAAATGATTTAGTTATTCCATCTATTTCTGTAGAATGGGATAGCATTGAAGGCAGATACCATGAACTAGGTAATCGCAAAACTGTCAAGATACGTGATTGGTATATTGACATATTTGCTAAAAATAAATCACAGCGGGATGAAATTGCCTATAAAATTTATAATGATCTGGATGATGGAATACCAGTGTATGACTATAACGAAGGATTTCCAGAGCAGGGAGCAACACCAACTAGACTACACTCATTAATTCCAATAGAAAAGAAAATACAAAACATTAGAGTCGATCCAGAGCTTGTTGATGAATTGTATTACAGGGCAGTTGTAATCGTAACAACTGTCTATGATCAATTGTAGGAGGATATTTTTATCACATGGCGAAACGATTAAGCATCCCTTCTAAGGAGTTACAGCTTGTCGTCGTGGGACCAAAGGACTATTTCAAAGCTTCGAGAGTACAAAGACTATCAATTAACTCTGATATTCCTAGCACTATCGTTGATGAAATTGGTTCTGCTTCACACGCTGGCGAAGCAAAAGATACACCAAACGTAACTCTTAGCTTTTCGGCTTTTGACGTAAGTACTAAAATCTTCTCTGCCCTAACCGGCACAGATATGTCAACAGCCTACCCCGCTGCTGGTGTAGATATTTCTAGCCTAAGCGAAATTGATGCTATACTTTATGTAAAGAGTGATTCGGTTACCGACTACGTGAAATCAATCCACGCAAAAAGACTACAGATCAGAGACTTCTCATTCAGCTACTCGGTTGATGGTGAAGCTACTGAAGATTATACCGCTGTAGGCAGCGAAAAGAGAATTTTCGCTTATGATGTTGTGGTTGATAAGTTCACTACTGGCACTACTTCATTCACACTAACCCAAACCCCCGTACAGCTAAAGAATGGTAACTATGCTCTATCCGTAGTTCTTGACGGCGATTATCTAACTGAAGTTACTGGCACTCCTGCTACCGGTGAATACCGACTAGTTGATACTGCACTAACCACAGGTGATAGCCGAGCCGCCCAGGTACTCGTAGTGTATCATGCAAATCCAGCCGGAACCAATTGGGCTGATGTTGCTGATGCTACCATCCCTGCTGCTATTCGTGGTAGAGACGTAAAAATTCAATTAGCGGCCAACTCACTACCAAGAGTTCAAAGCCTTACTATCAACGGTAGCCTAAACACTACTCCTGTAAGAGAACTTGGAAATCGCGGTATTGTTGGTTATCAACGACAGGTTCCAACAGTTGAAGGTACACTAACCGTACTTGATACTGACAACGAACTAGTCAACCTACTAACTTATGGTACTACAACTACTTCAGGTATTGTTGAATGGACTCCAGGAGAAGGTTGCGTCACCAGTGGTATTTCACTATCGGTGCAACTACTTGATCCTTGCGACGACTCCTCACCTTACACTGTTCTCAAGGAAATCTATCTTGACAGCATTGCAGTAGTTGGAGATGCTTACTCTGTAAACGTAAACGGTGACACTCAGCTTCAGATCAACTTCAGATCTCTAACTGCTCACTGTGTCGTGTACAGCGGTGCAAAACCCTAACAGTTTAATATACTAAGGCTTTGAATAAAGGATTAGTCTAACAAGGTACGCCGAGAATCTTTTTAATTCATTAGACTGATTCTCGGCGTTTTTATTTTAATTACGAAAGGAAAAAGGCATGTTAAGTCCAGAGAAAAACGACATTGATATTTCTAAACTATTCCATTGGGGAGATAAGTTTGAAATATTTGATAAGTATGGAAAGAAAATAACTGATGTTTATATCAGATTAGTTGGTGATGCAGATCTGAATAGAGCAAGAACTTTTGCTCTAAGAAAGAGTGCTGAACTTAGAAAGAAACTACGGACAGAGGATACAGACGAAAGACTAGCCTTTATTGCATCTATCTTCGATGTTGAAGAAAAAGAAGACCTAGTTCAGTTTTTGAGAGTTCTAAATACTAGAAGTTTTGCCCAGGAAGCAAACAAAGAAGTACGCATTCCTGTCCCAAGAGAACCACGATCAGACGCTTCTCTAGAAGAACAAGAAGCTTATCAAATTGCAGTAGATGAACATGATAGAAAAAGAATGGATGCAATTAGTGAATATGTTTATGATAAGCTAGACGATCTTAGTAAACAATTACATAATAAAAGTGAAGATCAACTAAGAAGACAATATGAAAAAGAAATGATCAACGAACTTTGTGAAAGAGAAATGATTGCAAAGTTTAAGGATTATTGCGTATTTCTAGCAAGCTTTAAGGATGTTAATTTTAAAGAAAGGTTTTTTGAGACTTTTGATGACTATGATAATGTGCCTACAGAAATTAAGATGCAATATCATACAGCATATGATAGTCTAGAAATCAATGTGGAAGAACTAAAAAAATTGCTAGGAGCAACGCCATAGTCTCTATATGGGAAGTGTCCAAGGCGTTGCAAATCCCGCTAGACACAAAGATAAAAGAGTTAAGAGATGTTCCCTTTACTATTTCCTTTGTGATTAGAAAGCGGCAACAGATCGATAGTATTAACGAACTACCAAAAGAAAAACGTCCAAGTGATGAACTCATTTGGAATGGGACTTCTGAAGAACTTGAAAAATGGTACGATGGCATTTTCAAGAATAAAGAGAAAACAACAGCGGAGCTAGTCTTTTCAGACTCAGAGATTGAGAGATGAATGAACAATTAATACAACAAATTCAAACTTTAATAGCCCAACTCGAACGGGAGAGACAGGCGTTACAAGAAGGTTCATCGGCGTATAGTACCCGTACTAGACAAA